AAGCTGAATACTTGTTTGTTTGCGCCTGGACGAGCTGAATCAGGAGCAGAGTAGCCCATGATTGTAATTGCTCTACGCGAATCTCCTTTGAGCATCCAACGATATTCACCGTCATGATCAAAAGTTTTAATAGGATACTTTGACAAGAAAGAATCCAAACCAATATATCCCATTCTATTGAACACTTCAGTTACAATGTCTGAAGCTAATTGTACATCGTTCTGATAGATGGCATATAAATGGTTTTCAGTTGTAAGTCCTGACCAAGATTTGGCGTAACTTACCTGAAGGTTGTTAAGTTTTTGTGTTGCTGCCATTTAATGCAAAGTTTAAATTAATTGTTAAAATTTAGGTTTTCTGTTTTTCAATGCTTCTTTTACAACTGCAAAATCAATTGCTTTATTTTTTGTTGTTGTATTAGAACTAGTATTAATTGAATCTTTAAGTTTTTGTGCCACTTTAGTTGTTGCTTTTCTTGTAACAGCATCTAATTTACCATCCAACTGTAATACAAATTGTGCTACTGCAAGTTGCATTTCTTTTGTAGACATTTTTTTCTCAAGCTCTGTTTTACCTTCTCTATCACGTTTAGTAATAGCTGAATAAAGTTTTTCTTTTATTTCTCTATCCATAGTAATACCTGGAATAAAAGTATCTGATTTTCTTATTGAATCTTCAAGATCTTTTATTTGTTTAGTATATTCTGCTTTAGCTGCTTCTTGTGTTTTAGCAGCTTGTTCAGCTAAACTTCTTTGGTATGATTCTTCATACTTTTTAAGTTTTTTCAAAGCTGTTTTAGCTTCATCTTCTAACAGAAGACTATCTTTATACTTTTCAAGTTTAGCTTTAATCTCATCTTCTTCATAATCTTGAAGTGATAAGTATTGAGCTACCAAGTTTTCTTGAAGTTGTGTATTTTCAGAAAGTGTCTCATCATCAATGTTTTCCAATCTTTGTTGGTTAGACATTGATCCAATTAACTCATCTAAAGGTACACCATCAATGTATTTTTCGGCAAGATCTCTAACTACTGGAGGTAGAGATTCTGTACCTAGTTTTTTTGCCTTTTCAAAGAACTTATCTTTAAAATATTCTTCTTTATCATCATACTTCTTATAATCTTCTTCATCAAAATCTAAGATCCCTAATTCATGACCCCATTTTGCAATTTGGTCAATTGGTTCCTCAGTTTCTTCAGAAGAGGTTGTTTGAGTATGTTCTTCAATCTCTTCTTCATTAGAAGTAGTATCATCAGGATCATCTTCATCTAGTGATTCAATAGATTCTACTTCTTGAATTGCTTCTTCATGAGCCTCGTTATGAATTTCTTCATGTGTTTCTTCAGCTGTTGTTTGAGCAATGTCTTTAATTTCTGGAATACTCAAATCATCTAGACTTGAGAAATTCAATACTTTACTTCCTGTTTCCATTTTATTTCTTCACAATTTGTTCTTCTTCACGGTTAAGTAATTTACAAAATTATAGGTAGCTTATAGATTAAACAATAGATTTATTAAAATTTTAAAGCTGACCTATAGCACTAATATATTTTATCCTCCAACTTTAATTCCATTTACATAGAATCCATTGGTTTCTATCATTCTAGATTGGTTATAAACCTCATTTGAATAATAGTATGGACTAAGACCATTTATCCAATTTGCTGTATTTTTAGCAGACCATGCAGAGGGCATATTAAAGAATGACCACACAATGTTGTTTCCACTAGTTTTAAATTTAGTACCTGTTGGTAAATAAGGAATATTTTCAACCAAGATGTGAGGATAAGATGATCCTGTAATGTCTATAAGAGTCATTGGATATTGTGTAAACACCTTATCCAAATGTACATATCCATCATCTTGACGTGCTTTTATACCAGCATTGGTACAAGTAGTTTCAATGTGTGTGAGTTCTACAGTAAAATCTTTAACTACTGGAGAACCATTTGAATCAAACTCTATTCCATTAATAAGCTGACCTCCTTCAACAATACACTGATCTACTTTATTTCCAGATACAGCAAAGAATTTAAACCCTGCATTTGAATTATTTGCAGCAAATACCCTACACTGTTCAAATCTGGTATGATTAGATTGAGAGTTAGAATTAGATGCTCCTATCCAATTACCCATATCAGATACTGCACCATAAGCTAAGTTATTGGTAAACATACAATTACGTACTGCAGTCATAAGTGCAAAACGTAACCATATTCCAGTATTTAAACTAGTAAATGAACATTGTTCAATTACTGAATTATAGGTAGATCCTAAATCTAATCCTATTCCACTACCTTTACCAATAAACCCTAACTGTTTGATATTAACAGCATAAGATTGTGCTAAATCTGCCTCTGCTTGAGATGTAAAAGTACGTCCTAATAAATAAGGTAATCCTGCTGTACTACCATCTTTTAATGAACATCCATTACCATTGATATTCAACATTCTAGCTGAATTATCAAAAGATTTTAAAACATTTGCAGGAGATGTAAGTAATATATCTTCAATAAGATTAATACTTGTTACTTTATTATCAGCTAAAGCAGCTTTAAATTCTACCTCATTTGCTACAAATTTAACACGTGTAGAACTAAAACTTCCTCCACCTGAACCTGCAGGTCCTTGAGGTCCAGTTGGACCAATTGGTCCTGGATCACCTTTAACTCCTTGTATTCCCTGAATACCTTGAATGCCTTGAGGACCGACTATACCCGCATAAGGAGGATACACTTGAGTCCATTTACTATTAATCCATTGATATGCATTTCCATTATTAAGAAATAATACATCATTGGTCTTACTAAATGTAGATGGTACAGTAGCTGGTAAAGCTACATCTGTCCAAATTCTTGTTGGTCCTTGCATTTTAAATTAAAGTTTAATTTGTATTCTCTAATCTTTATTAGAAATTTTCAATTTGACCCATATTGACGAGTTCCATGTAAGCACCAAGCACTCCAAGCTCGTCTTTATTACTTATGCGAGTGTCGCATAAATTGTATGCGTTGTAAACCACTCCAACTACAGCAACGTCAGGAAGATATGCTTCAAGAGCATCTATCTGATCCTGTGTTAATGTTGATTTACTTACTGAATTGTCAGCAGCATCAACTATATACTCGCGCTTTCCCCAGCCTTGTCCGACTGAAACGTACCATTTGTTTTCTGAAATTAGTTTTATCATTTTATAAATTGTTTAATTGTTTAAAATCCAGGTAATTTAGCTTTTTTAATGTAAACGGTTAATTCACCATCTGTTATAGTATCAATATTACCAGATGTTGAATTATCCACAAAAATTTTTAATGTCCATGCTCCCAAATCCATTGGAGCTACAGGTTGGTTATAAGCGAATGCTACCATATCCATTCCAATAGATTGAGGTAGTGCTGAACTACCAGCACCAAAAAACAAACCTCCTGTTACATAAGCATCAGGTACACCATAATAATCTGAAGCCCCTATCCATGCATTAGTATTAACATCTGTATTTAAAGTAGCCTTACTATTAATTTGAAAAACACAATGCTCTAAAATTTCACCAGCATCAAAATTATAAATAGTAGCCGCACCAGAAGCAGTAGGTATAGTAGCAAAAATAGTAGGATTAATTGTTATCTTAACCCACTCATTATAAAATTCTAATGTGTTAGCACTAGTACATTTTACAAGATCTCCTACTGTAGGAGTAGTTTTAGGTAAAGAGTATAATGTAGTAGTCCCGTCTTGAATTAAAACAGGATTGGTGTTACCACCACTTATTCTTACATCATCTACACCTACAGCAACAAAGCCTGTTGTAGCAGAAGTAGATACATTTGGACCAATAAATGTCTGCGGAGTATCTATAAAAAGAGTACCCGGTCCTTGAAAAGTTAAATCGTTTGCATCTAAACTTACAGTCCTATCACCATCTAAAGTTCCATCCGCATTATAAATGTTAGCACCTGGACCTCCTTGATTTTCTATAGCCGTTACACGAGAAGTTAAATCCATTATTCTTCTCCACACTCGTTCAACAAATGTTAAACCTGTAGCAAATTTACTCATTATTTTTTATTTTTAGATCTGTTTGAAGCGTTTATTTTAGCTACTTGTAAATCATTTTTCATATTTTCACGTTCTACTTGTAGTTTTTCTTTTTCAATTTTTTCTTTAGATGAAATCTCTCTTTCTTTTAAAGCCTGTTCTTTAGAAGATTTAACTCTTTCATGCTCCATTTTTACTTTTTCAATGAAAGCTTTAGATAAGCTTTCTTCTCTTCTTAAAGCTTGGTCTGCTATTTCTACTGGATCAACAACTCCATTACCATTTAAATCAAGATTATCTTGTCTTGAGAATACACCTATTTCAGCAACAGTAATCTTTGCATGATTGTTTGTATCTGCAATATATTTGTCAAGCTCTTGTGTTTGCTGGAAGTGTTGTTCTTCCATAGCAAGTTTACGTGCTTCTAACTCTTGTTCTGCTTGTACTTGAGCTTGTTGATTCTTTTGTTGTTCATCATGATATTTCTTCAACGACATTTTAATTTCAGAAATAGAGTCAGAAGAATAAATATCTGCTAACTGATAAAATGCCATTTGATCATTTTGAAGTGCAAACTTAGCATGTTCTTTAAACGCAGCATATGTTTCCTGATCTTTAATTGCATCAGATACAAATGTACCATAATCTGCAGAATTGAATTTTTCAGGTTCTAATTGAAACATGATAGTCATCATGTCATCTCCAACATATTGTAAAGCTTTGTTTCCTTCTTTATAAAGATCTTTAGCTACTTCAATAACTGCATCACAAACACGTAATTTAATACCGTTGTGTATTCTGAATAAATCTTCAGTTACTAAAGAAGATTGTACAAGAGACTTTTCAACATTTCCAACCAACTCCTGAGAGGATATTGCACCGAGTCTTTGTGGAGGTACTCCAGCAGTATTCTGAATTTTTCTTTCAATTTCTTGTAATAAAGTAATATTAAACTGAATGTAATTACCCATTTCAAGATCCAATTCTCTATTTTGTTGAGAATTATTTTGTCCTGAAAGTCCTAATTTTCTATTTCCTTCATTTAAAGAATTTACAAACCCAATGCGCATTGCACGTGCATAATACATCCACTTTTCCATTTCCCAACCATCAGGTATTAAAGAAACATCAAGTAATGCAATTTTACCCATATTTGTAGCAAGGGCTAATTCTGTATCATACCATATAATAAAATACAAATATACCCAAGGGAGTAATCTATCCATCAATGAAGTAGATTGTGAGTTAGTTGCTGAACACATGTTACCAATGTAACCTGATTTACATTCAGATAAACTATCCATTGATCTGTATTGATGTTTTCTAGGACGAATTAAATCATCAATATACATATCTTCTCCAATACGTATACCTTCCCAGTATTCATTAATCCAGAACCATTCTACTCGTTGGTTTTTATCCTTTTTATCCCATTCAAAAATCTCATCTACAAGTTCACAAACTTCTTCACCTGTCTGAGGATCAATATAATACCAATTACCTACTTTTCTAAAAGATTTCCAACGTACTCTATAAACAGGAATTCTATCAATAAAGTTCTCTTGGTTTTGAAAATGGTAAATTGTTTCTACTTCTTTAATAGTCAATGGATTAATAACCTGATTCCCAGGTAATCCCATTGGATAATATGCTTCCAAATCATCAATTTGTTCTGGAGTAAGGTATTCATAGAATTCATCAATTACTTCATGAACAGTCATGTAGTTAATTTCTAAAATTCTATCTGCATTATCAATCTCTTCTGTATTCTCATGTACTACAAACCAAATTTGTAATGGGTTTACACGTCTTACAGATAAATCTCCATTGTATGAATCTACCGTATAAATTTCTTCACCTGCTAAAAGCCAATCTTTAAATCCTTTGGAAAAAATATCAGGTAACTTTTCTTTTCTTTTATAATAACTCAGAAGATGTTGAGCCATTATTTCACGCTCATCTTTAACAGATGAATGCATGTGCTTTAAAAACTCTTCTGGTTTAGGTGCTTCTGGATCATTTGGATCAATTTGAAGGAATTGCATAAGTTGCTGCATAACAGCTTGTTTACGCATTTCTTCCTTCTCATTAATAGCTGACTCATTTGTTACAACTACAATAGGATTGAAAAATCTCTTAGCTTCTTCTCCTAAAAGTACATTAAAAATAGGAAAAAGAATATCATAAGGTTGTAATGTAGCAGGTAATTGAAACTTATTACTACCTTCCTTGTTTAAGTTAAAGGGATTTGTAACATATTCAAAGTGAGTACTATCTATCTTATTATTGAATAAATCATAGTTTCTCTTTCTCTCAGTTACAGATCTACGCCTATTAGAATCTCTTGATTTTGTGGAAGCTATAACCCCATCAACACAATGATATTTCCACTCGTTAGTAAGTTTAATATTACGAGTGACTTTTTGGCGAGGCATTATCGCCTTATCTAGTCTAATTATCTGCATTATAATGTGGGTAAAGTTACAAAAGTAATCAAATTATATTTCATAAAACAATAGATTATTAAAAAAATCCTTGTTTACCTATAGCATAAATACCATTTCTATCTCTTACAAGTCCATTTTTAAAGAAATCTGATTCAAGAATAGACTTAACTTTTTGTTCTTCTTTAACTTCAAATTTACGAAGTTCTTCTTTTAAATACATACAACATAAAATTGCCATTACTCTATCGAAGTTTCCATCTGCATTGTATAATATAAGCTCCTTTAACAAAGGTATACACCTTATTTTATGTACATTACGAAGTTCTCCATTATTAGACTCTCTTAACCAAGTATTTACTAAACCTTCTCCATATCTTTTTATCTCTGTAGTCATGTGAATACCATATCCACGTTGAACAGTAGAATGTTGAACAACATCTTTAATAAGTTTTGGTTGTTCAGCTAATAAATATAATGATCCTTGAGATTCAAAATAATCAAATATACCTTTTTTCTCATTTTCGTAAAGAGCCAAGGCATTAAAATAAATCAATAACCTTCTTACTTGTTCATAATATTCCCGTGCTGTTTCTGGACGACCTGTATATTCTGCAACTATTCTATTAGTAAGCCTATCCATTACAATACATGATCCTAATGAATCTGTATTAGAACTATCATGATCATAAGGGTCAATTCCTGCAATATATCTACCCCAAGGAATTTCTCCCTCATCATTTAAAATAGGCTGTTCATAAATAATTACTGATCCCTCTATACTAGCTTGAGCTTTTAATGGAAAATCATATATAGGTCTATTTTTAGGATTGTTTTTCCATTCAACTGTACCATCTGTTGTAATTAACAAATCTCCAATATACTCAGCATCTCTTAATTTTTGATCTGACTCTACTAAAGATAAAGTAGCTTGTAAATCTTTTAATGGAAATAGATTATTATTTTTAGATAAGAAAATTTCTGAAGGCACTAATGGATTATATACTACATATTCATCATATGCAGAAGCATCTTTAGCAAGTTTCTTTTTTTCTCTTTCTTTTTCCTCACCAGCTTCTGCTCTAGCCCAATCAGTTAAACCGTTGCTGTCTTTATAATTTAATTTGGTATATGTAATTGGAAAGAACAAACCTATTTTACCTCTGTTTTCCCACTTATCATCAATCCATAAACAATCATATGTTTCAGGATCATACATCATCTTTTGTACAGATAGAGAACCCTGACCTGCATTGTCTCCACCTGTACCAATGTATAAAGTACTACCAAACTTGTGATTATTCAGCTTTTGAGTATTTTCATCAGCGAAGTGAGATTCTATAATATTATCCCATGTACCAATCTCTTCACCAATTTTTAAAGTGTTACGTCCTCCTACTCCAACTTGGTGATTATCTTTATATACTCTAGGTTTAAAACAACTTCTTGTACCAAACCATTGCCACTTTCCACCTACCTTTTTCTTGTAATAATGTTCTGCTTTTTTACCAGATACCCAAGAACCACTTATAGTTTTAGCAAATGGAGGAGGATAAAATATACCATTTACTTCCATGCCACCTGGATAGTTTACAAGTATATCTTGTACTTTAGAAATTAAATCATTTACGAATGGAGTAGCATATGCAGATAAAAGAATTTCTGCAACTTCAGTTGGTTTTTCACCAATCTTATATTCTTTTTGACCATCTGTAGTAAACTCATGGGCAGCACAATTAGCTGCCCAAAATGATTTACCAAATCCCCTACCTGCAAATAATAATAGATTTTTAGCTTCATTATTATACAAAGGTTTACCTAAATCATGTTCAGGTTGTCTTGTTCTAAGAAATGTTCGTATATCACTAACATCTCCTACTTTTTCAAAGCCTGATAATCCCCTAGCTTCAATCCAATAATAAGCTAAATCCCATAAATAATCAAAATCCCAAGGTCTTTCCTTTCTTCTGGTTTTACCTTGAGTTAATGTAATAGTAGCAAAGTTTAAATAATGGTATAATTGTGGAGGACACCACACACCATTTATCCAATACCCCTCAATGATGCGCCTTTTTTCTTCTCTCCAATAGGTAAGATATTCTAGTCCTAAAGGATTTAAGGAGGGTATAGTTTTTTGAGTAAAAAGATTTCTATCTAACCACACTATATATCTCCTTTTTCTGAAGCAGATTCTACTCCTCCACCCATTACTTTACCAGCTTCTCCTTCTTGAGATAATCTTTCCATAATCTTATCATACTCATCGTATAGTTTAGAATTAGAAAGTAACCTTTTTTCTATCTCATCAGCAGTTTCTGCACTATATTTCAATGTTTTTAAATAAGTGGTTTTTTCATTCATAAATCTTTCCCACTCTAACATTTGTTTTTGAGCAGCAGTTTGAAATAATTTCCAAGCATCTATTTGTTCTTGAACTGTAGACCAATTAAATCCTTTAATCTTTAAAATATCTGATTCTATTAAACCTTTTTTCTCACTATCAGACAACTGCCTAAACTTAGAGTCAAAGTCCAATAAGTAGGATAAACCCCACATTAACCGTGAAGAATCCACTTTATGCTTGGATTTGTCAGCATCAAACAGTTTTTTAAAAGCTGCAATAGCTTTAAACTGAATGTTTGCTTCCCAAAAATTAGAATCAATATCCCAAGATTCAATTACTTTCATAGAGTTTTAATTAGCTTATAAAGTTATTATTTTCTAATAATTCTTTTTGAAGATTTTCTTCTAATTTATCTAATTCTATTTTTAAATTTGAATAAATTTTATTTTTATCATTAAGTTTATTATTAAGTTCAAAAATTTCCTGATCTAATTTTTTTAATTCATTTTTTAAATATCCTATTAAAAAATTATCATCAAATAAATCAGAATTTAATTCTGGCATTAATTCTGGAACTACATG